TTATTTAAAAATTCAAGTGGCTCAAATATTTCAAGAACTTTTGATTTTATTGCAAAGGGCTTTTAAAAGGAGTATAAGAAATTATGGCACAACATGACATGAATATTGCGAATCAGAGTTTTCCTGATTTTAGGACAGATTTAAACAACTCATTATCTGCGATCAACTCTATGCACTCAGGCACTTCAAGACCAAGTGGTGCTGTCGCTGGAACTATGTGGCTTGATACGACCAATTCAGGCTCAAACAGTTTAACAATAAAATTTTTTGATGGCTCAGACGATATAACTTTTGCAACAGTTAATACTTCTGCAAATACAGTTGATTTTACAGATTCATCAGTAACATTTGATATAGTAAATGACACATCTCCACAATTAGGTGGCAACTTAGATGTTAATGGACAAGATATAGTTTCAACATCAAATGCAGATATTGATATTATTCCTAATGGAACAGGAGATGTTAATTTAGGTGCAGACACAGTACAGATTGGAGATAACAACGCAAACGCAACTCTAACTACACAAGGCACAGGAGATTTAATTTTAAACACAAACAATGGTACAAATGCTGGAAATATTACTTTAGAAGATGGAGCAAATGGACATATTCAAGTAACAACAAATGGAACAGGTTATATCAAATTTAATGATCTAGCTTATATTCCACAACAAGCATTAACATCTTCATCAAATGCTGTTGCATGGGATGTTCAAGCAAAACCAAACGCATATCATTTAACAACAGAAAACACTACTTTCTCTGCACCAAGTAATTCAGTTGAGGGGTCTTTTATTTGTTTAGAAATAAATTATGATGGCTCACACACAATAGCATTTAATACTGTATTTGAATTTGCTGGAAGCACAGCACCAACTTTTACTAGCACTGATGGAAAAACTGACATTCTGGTTTTTCGTTATAATGGGTCTGTGTGGCAAGAGGTAGGTAGAACATTAAATTTAAGTGAGAGTTAAAATATGTACGCAATAGTAGAAG